TCACCCGATCCTGATCCCGATACTAGCCAGAAGATACCCTATCGCGCCCGTAATGATAGCCGCCACGACCGTCTCCCACCGCTTGGACGGCTTCTCTTTCAGGGCGTTCAGGTCCGCCGACATTGAGGACAGCCGGTCGATGATATTGCCGTACTGTGTGGTAACCGTGGCCATACCGCGCTCCAGCTCACCCAGCCGGTCATAGATTTTTTCGCGCGCAAGTGAGCTATGCTGCTTCTGTGCCTCTAACGCCCGCTCCAGTGCCTCCACGCGGGCGATGGACACACAATTTACCCCATTGATAGGGCAATCGTTTTCGGGCATACTCAGCCCTCCCTGTCGTCCTTTGGCTTGTGGTAGGTGAGGGCCTGTGCGCTGTCCCCCAGCCCTTTAGTGGTTGGGTCGGTGGTAACACCCACCAGGGCCAGCACACCAAATACGGCGGTGACCAGGGCGGTGAGCGCCTGCTGCCAGCTTCCGGCTTCGGCGGTGATGTCCACACCAAAGAGCTGTGCCATACCCACCGCAAACGCGCCGAGCACGCCGATGAGCCCCGTCCAGAACGCGGGGCTCTTCAGTCTGACTTTCCAGTTGATCATGTCATGTACCTTCCTTTCTCAACGCGAGGCCGCCCACTTGATGATGAGTGCCTGCACATTCTCGGCGGAGTAGTCCCCGCCCTTCCAGTAATCAGGGCTGTCGATAAGCCCAGCGGCAGCCAGCTTGTCCACGGCGGCATCCAGTTCGGACACACCGGTCGACTCACCCCGGCAGAGGGCCAGGAACGCCTCCCAGGCTCCGGGGGTGGCCCGGATGGTCTTGGGGCAGTCCTTGCCGTTCCAGTGGTTGTGCTGCACCACGTGGTCGATGTGGATGCCGTGCTCCTCCATGAGCAGCCTCACCAGCGCGGCCGCGTTGGCCTTGGCCGCCTCGAAGTCCCCTCCCGCGTTGACGCAGATCTCGACGCCGATGCTGGTGGCATTGCCCGGCCCGCTCTTGCCGTCCCCGGCGTGGTAGGCCGTCTCGGCGTCTGGCAGGTTTTGGACAATGGCGTGGTCGTCCACGCTGTAATGCCAGCTCACCAGGTCGCGCTCCCCGGCATCGCTGTCCAGGTAGGCAGCGTGGGCCGCGGCGTCGGCGCCCTTGGCCGCGTTGCCGGTCTCGTGGATGGTGATGTACTTGCAGGGATTGCTGCCTCCGGGCCGATTATCCGCCCCTGGGGCGATAAGGTGCGTCTGGATGGCGAGGCCCGTGTCCGTGACCCGCTGGGGGCCCTCCACGGCCTCCAGATAGGCCAGGGACACCCAGCCCTTATTCGTCCTGCCCCAGCCGTCCCGCTCCTCCAGCACGTCCACCACCGTGCCCATGGGGTACGCCCCCACCTTGCCGTAACCGGTGCCGGGGCCGCTTCGGATGTTGACGCCGATGCTGGGCGTCACGATGTACTTGCTCATAGGCTTGTCCTCCTGTTCCGGCGGTGCTTGGCCCGCCTGCTTGAGATACACGCAAATCCAGTTGTGCACCTTGCGGCTGGCGGTGATGCGCTCTCCGCCAAAGTCGCACTGGCTGGAGCCGCCCCCATCCAGCATAACGGCGGAGGCCCAGCCCAGCCCGGCCAGCTCGTCCCGCAGAGCCTCCGGCGTTGCTGCGTCGGTGCCGTCCGAGGAGCAGTAGAGGGCTAGACTTCCACCACGGAGGCCAATAGCGCTCCGCCCCCGCTTGCCTCCCTGGGCCGAGCCGTAGGAGGGCTTATCCACTGGCTTGCCGGAGGCAATGATGGCGGTCACCGCAATAAAGTTATCCGCTCCCTCGTACTCGGAGGTCATGTGGATGTCGGGGCCCTTATCCCAGGCGTAGCCCATCGCTCTCCAGGGCGTGCCGGAGCGCATTACCCCGCCCACCTTAAGCAGCGGGCAGGGGGTGCCGTCTGGGTTCCACATGCCGCCATTGAGCACGTAATGAGCCTTTGTTTCAGCCTTGACCTGAGAGAGCGTCTTGCGGCAGTTGGTGACTCTCAGCTCAATCCGCTCCACGGACGAGAGCGGGATGTATGTAATGAGCTTACTCATTTGATTCACATCCTTTTATCCAGCGATCCCGCTGTTGATTACTGTTCCGGGGCCAGTAGCCCGGCCAGCTCCTGGTACTCCTCCGGGGTGAGCCGGTCGGCGGCGAGATAGACATCCATCTTGTCCTGGAGGCCGTCGGTGCGGCCCCGGTCAATAAGCAGCTTGCAGAGATTAAATACCGTGTTCATGTCCTTCCCCTTCTTCAAACAGCATTGGTGGTGATTTCCAACATACAAAGTCGTTCCTCGTGCTCGGCCAGCATGTCCAGAGTGATGTCCTCTGCGGTGGGCGGTTGGGGCTCCGGCTCCGGCTCTGGAGGCCGCTCAGTAGGCGTGATACCCACCAGCCTGCCCTCCTCAATCTGGAGGTCACACCAGCCATAGGTCGCCCACACCGCGTCATGGAGGTGGGCGGGCACCTCTATGTAGCCCTCCAGCCAGCAGGCGCGCCGCCCGCTCTGGCTCTGGATCGGGTGCTGGCCGGTCTCCAGAGGGTCTATTTGGATAATGGTCATATATGCCGCCTCCTCACAAAATCGCAGTGTAGTGATAAGTTATACCATTGCCATTTAATTGCGCATATTGAGTATAGCTGGCATCGCTTGAACTAGGACTTGTCCACCAAGATACTTCATTGCCAGACCATGTTATAGTCGCATCATTCGTGTTTTTTGCACTTGATGCGTATGTCATACCTAACGTTGATACATAGTCACTTACGCCTGAATACATGACCGCCATTCCGTTACGCACAAAGGAATTATTGGATTCTCTTAAAGCGCCCGAAATAAAGATAACTTTTGGCTGAGATGGGAACACGAGTCTATTCCGGTTGCCAGAACCATATGTCCCCGTCCCAACATAACTGCCCGTAACTATTTTTGTGCCTACAGGCCTTTCCTTGCTCCAAACCTGGAGCACCCCGGCCAGCACACCCGCACCGTACACGCCTGGGCTGTCAACGACCTGTCCCTCCGTCACCCAGTCCGCCGCTACGGTGCCGGAGTAGATGACCTCGATACTCTGTCCGGCTGTGCCGCTCTTGAGGGCGATGGCGTCCTGGCTACCGTCGATAAAGCTGCCCGCAATCTGGTTGCCGGAGACGGTCAGAATGGTGGTGGTGCCGTAGTTTCCGCTCCCTGCGCTTTGGTATGCAACAATCATCCGGTCATTGGAGATGCGTGCTGTACTTATATAGTTTGCATATCCAACTGGAGAAAACGAATATGGCTCAGAAATTGAAACTTTCTCGCCGTCCCACCTGATTACTGCCGCATCTGTATTGTTTTTCCCGAAATATGTGCCGACTGCGAAGTTATCAAACGAGGTTAATGTGAGCCTAGTTTCGCTATAAGTGTTCGTATCATACTTTCCTTGTCCAAGAACGGATAAATTGTCATTTAGGATATAAACTATGGTATGAACAACCACATATATTACCGATCCAACGCTCGCACAGCTCGTCCCGTTGACGACCGAAGGAACGATTGTCACCACGCTCCCCCACGTCACCACGTTGGAACTGTCGATGGTGGCGATGACGGCTTTGCCTTTGTTGCCGTCATTTACGTCGTTAAAGCATACGCATACCCGTTTCTTCCCATCAGAATCCGGAAGGCGGGCAGCGGACATCACACCGGGCCTCCCAACGCCGTCTGGATGCGTCCAAGCCCCCTTTGTTATTGTGCTTCCGCTTATGGATAGAATACTCCCCGATGGATAGTTGTTGCTTCCGTTGCATGTTACGACAAAAGCCTGGTTTTCAGAAAAAGGAACTATGCAGATATCGCAATTCCATCCACTTTGGAGTGCCATAAGGGTGTATCTGCTCCCTAGATTGATACTTTCCCCGCTGACGGTTCCCACCGATAAAAAGACATTTTGGGATGAAGCGAAGCCCACAACAAACTGCGTATCGCTCAGGCGGGCAAGTGCAAGTGAAGATATCGTATCCCCATTAAAATAAACCGTTTCACTTACATTTTTCCCGGTTTTCTTGCTTATAAGGTGAGCATCGTGGTTATTTCCACTACTGGCGGCCTCTGCAACAACTGCATATTCCGAATTTAAATCGCATGCGGCCATACAGTCTACTGCACCCGCATTCACCACCGTCTCCACATTTGCCACCGGCGTGGCGCTCTTCTGCACCTGCCCCTCCACCACATCCACCACGTCGCCCGCTTGGATGCTCTGGCCCGCAGCGACGGGGTAGGTGCCCTTGACCGCGCGGGAGGCCCCCACCTGTTCGTCCACATACTGCTTATTAGCGGCATCCGTGGAATCAGCAGGAGCGGCCAGATTGGCTATCTTGTGACCACTCATGCTGATTGCCCCGGACATGACTCCACCGGAACTTGCAAGAGCCCCCACCTGCTCCGCCGTAACGGCGTGGGGGTTGTTCTTGTTCCCGGTGTGGGCGGTCAGGGCCTGCTGCACCGCCTCCGCGCTGCCCGCCGGGTCATAGTCCATCTTTGGGAGCTGCCCGGCGGGCACCTTGCCATCGGGCCCCAGCGTCGCCACTCCGCCCGGCTTGCCCTTCTCGGTGGCCTTGATATATCCGGACAGGTCGATGCCCGCCAGCGCCTCCTCCAGCTCCTCGTGGGTTACCCAGACGCCCGCCGGATACTCCAGCGAGACCTCCACCTCTCCGGTGACGCCGACGGCCACGGGGAAGCGGTGTACGTCCAGGCCCTCGGCGATGGGCGGCACCGGCTGGGCCCGGTCGCCCAGGGCGGCGTAGTAGAGCAGGGTGGGCGCGTCGTCGCCCACCTTGGCCATGACGCCGAACTCGGAGAGCGTGAAGCCCTCCTCCAGCCCGCCACCCATGTCGTTGCGGTACTCCACCAGCATGGAGATCTGCCCGCCGGCCACCGCGGGCGTGGTGCTGGTGGCCTTGGCCACCGGATCGAGCAGGGCGGTGAGGGCCTTGGCCGCCGCCGCGCTCTCCACCGCGCCCTTGCCCACCCACACCTCGGTGAGCGTCAGCCCCTCCCCCGCCGACGCCCGGGCCAGCAGGCCCTCGCCGGCGGTGGTAATGATAAATCCGTACATGCTATTCCTCCTCCATGGGCGGCAGCGTGACCGCCTGAATGCTCCAGAGCCCGCCGCCCATCCGCAGGGCGGCCAGGAGCTGGGCCAGCTCGTAGGTGAACCAGTAATCCAGGTGCGCAGGCTTAATCTCGTTGACAGCGGCCTCAATCCCGCCCACATCCGACGGCACGGAGGCCAGATCGGACAGGACAATCTCGAATTGATACTCCTCCGGGTGCTCCACAACGGAGACCAGGGAAACGTCATAGCCGAAGGAGGCCACCACGCTGCGCAGCATCTCCGCCGTGGTGGCGCCCTGGCCCCGGAGCTTGGCCTTGATGCGGCTCCTCCGGTAGCTGTAGGGCCGGGTGCGGTCGACGGGCAGCCCCGCCCACTGCTCCCACAGGTCCAGCCCCCAGGTGGCGGTGTCAATCCAGAGCTGGGCCAATGTGTCCGACTCGGACACGCGCAGTCCCTCGGCCTGTTCCCCCAGCACCCGCTCCAGCTCGGACACCTGCGGGCTGTCCTGGTAGTAGCGCGGCAGGCGGAACACCAGATTGCTCATGTCACGCTCACCTCCCCCAGCACGGGGATCTCCCCGGCCTGGATGGTCACGTCGGCGGTGCCGCCGTTGACGGTGAGGGAGGCGAAGTTCTCCACCCCCTCCACATTGAGCAGCAGGGCCAGCACCCGGTTATAGAGCAGCGTGTAGGGCTGGTCGTCGGCGGGCTTGTAGTACACCGCGCCGTACTTGCCCTCAATGAGGGTGTGCAGATAGCCCGCCAGTGCCGCCCGGAAGGCGTCCTGAACGGCTCCGGCCCCGGCTCCGCCGGTGAGGGAGACCTGGGCGGCCACGGTCACCTCCCGCTCCCCGGCCGCCGTCACCGTCACCGCCGCGCCGATGGGCCGCTCCTCCTCGATGTGGGCTGTCACGGCCTCCACAATCTCCTCCGAGGGCGCCCGGTCGTTGCTGTCCACCAGCGTGACGCCCACCGTCCCCGGTCCGCCGGGCAGCTCCACCACCTTGGCGCTGCCCACCCCGGCCACCTCCATGGCCCACTGCCGGTATTGATAGCCGTTGCCGCTGGTGGGGGGCCGCTGCACCCGCTCCCGGACGCGGGCCAGCAGGGCGGCGTCGCTCTCGGCGTCCGTGCCGCCGGCCGCCGCCTCGCTGTGATAGTCTGTCAGGCCCGTCAGGTTGACGTACATCCGGTCGATGGCCCCGGCCTCCACGTTGTAGGCGCTGCCCGCCTCCGCGGCCTCCAGGCGGCCCCGGCCCGTCCCCTCCGGCCCCAGCGCCACCGCGGCCATCAGGGCGTAGGACAGCCCTCCGGCCGTCAAAAACGCGGTGCCCTTGGGGATCACCAGCCCCGGGGTGCCGCTGAAGGAGATGTCGCAGTAAGCCCTTGTCCCCTCCCGGCGGGTGATGTTGTAATACTGACCGCCCACCAGGTCGATGTAGCCCCCGGAGCTCTCGTCCACAAACAGCATGGAGGGCACCCCCTCCAGGGCCCGGTACGCCTCGCTGAGCTGCTCGGCCACCGGCCCGGCCACGCCGTCGGCAAAGCCGCCCGCCATGGCGCTCAGCCCCTGGCTCTGCCGGATGGCCGCCAGGATCTCCGCCTTGATGGCCTCCGGTGTCTTGTCCTCATACATGTATACTCGCCTCCCCGTATACCGTGGTCAGGCTCACCCGCATCCGCAGAGTGGAGCCGTCGAAGCCCACCACCTCAGCCGCGGCCCCGGTGATGTAGGGGCAGACGGTCAGCGCCTCCCGCACATACCGTACCGCCTCGCTCAGCCGGGTGTCCGCCCGGTAGGGCTGGCCCACCAGGCTCTCCAGCTCGCACCCGTAGTCCCAGGAGAAGGGGCTCCAGCGGTACCGCTCCGTGTGCAGCGCCCGCCAGGCCCAGCCCTTGACTGCCTCCAGCCCGGACGCCAGGACCGGCTCCCCGCCGGAGAAGCGCGGCACGCCCTTGTCGTAGTCCATGTCTACGTCCCAATAGAGGGGCAGCGCCTGGGCCGTCCCCTCTGGAGCAGTCGTCTGGAAAATGGGAAAGAGCTGCCTCATGAGAACACCGCCTTTTGCAGAATGTAGTAATCCTGTCCGTCCGCCGTCACCAGCACCAGCAGCCGGTCACCCGCCCGCAGGAGCTCGTCGCCGCCAGTGTCCTCCGTCCAGGCGTAGTCCAGCCCGGGCGGCACGTGGAGCTCCGTCTGGTCCAGAGTGAGCCCTCCGCATACCACCCGCAGCGTCCCCTGCCCGGCCTGCTGCACCTGCCCAAACAGCCAGCCGCCGGGGGCCTGCCCCCGCTCCGCCGGTCGGAGCAGCTCCGTCAGCCCCGCATATACGTCGTCCATGGATGCCTCCTTGCGTGATTTCTTCTTGACAAATAGTATTATATATGATACTATATAAACAAATGAGGGGGAAAAGAGATGGAGCTAAAACTGAAAAAGCAGCCGCAGAAATACCTGGCCAGTGTGGACGCCCCGACCCGTAAAAAGCTCTATCGGGCGCTGGACAGCCTGTCCAGGCTGGAGGGCGATATCGTCCCGCTCAAGGGATATGCGAACCGATACCGCTATAAGATCCTGCATTACCGCATAACCTTTGAATGGGTCAAAGGTGAAATTGTCATCACCGTTATTGAGATCAATACCCGTACCAATATCAAGTATTAAGGAGGGTTCCTTATGAATCAATCTCTATCTCCGGCCGAACTGGAACAGCGGTTTGCCGAGATCAACGCGCGGGAGCCGGAGGAGCTGACGGCCGAGGAGGCCGCCGCCCTGGCCGAAGCCGAGGCCATGGACGACGGCAGCTCCGTCTCCCTGGACGCCTTCAAGGCGGAGCTGGAGGGGTACAGCGGGAAACTGGTGCTCCGGATTCCCCGCAGCCTCCACAAGCACCTGAAGGAGGAGGCGGAGATCGAGGGCGTCAGCCTCAATCAGTATATGCTCTACAAACTCTCCCGCTGAGCTGCGCATCCGCTCAGATTCACCCAAGCCGCCCCGGCCGGGGCGGCTTTTTTATACCTCCTGCCCCGCCTCCACCTCGTTGGTGAGGCTGCGGAAGTTGAGGGACAGGCGGCAGAAATACTGCCCGTTTTTCCAGGTGTGGGTGTCGCTGTCAATCCAGCACAGCCCGGTCACGCCGGTGGTGTTGGCCCGCAGCAGCACCGCGCTGCCGGAGATCAGCTCCGGGTCACCCAGGCACTCCACGGTCATGGTCTGCTGGAGGCCGTTGTCCTCCAGGTACGCCTGGGCCTCCGCCCCGGCGTCCTCGCCGTCCCGCTGGGTGAGAATGTGCTGGAACTGCCCGTACAGGGCGGCGCTCTCCGCGTCGGACACGGTGCGCACCCGCGCGCCTGTCTGGCTGTAGATCTCCACCGTGTTCCTCAGCTTGGAGATGTCCTCCGTCACCCGCAGGCTCTGGAGGTTCTTCCCCGGCGCAAGCTCCAGGGCGGCGGCCTCTGGTTTTTCCACCACCTCCAGCTCCCCCAGGCCGTTGAAGCGGGAGAGGTAGCGCCGCCCGTTCTGCCGGGCGGCCAGGGTGTAGAGCCCGTCCACAATCTTGTCCAGGGCCACCCCCGGGTATTTCCGGCTCACCGCCGTCCCGGTGGCCGCCAGGGCGGCCACCGGAATCCCGAAGTCTCCGCAGAGGGCCCGTACGGCCTCCTCGGGGGCCGCGCCCCGGAAGGTGTACCAGCCCTCGTTGTTGGCCAGGAAGCGCCCCCGGTCCAGGGCCGTCAGGGTGGTCGTCACCCCCTCGGTGGCCTTCTCCCGGGTGACGATATTCCCCCGGAACCGGGTGCGCGCCCCGGCCCACAGCCGCAGCTCATTGCCCAGCTCGCAGGGCAGCTCGGGCAGGCTCCCGTCGTTGGGCGTGGCCATGACGGCCTCCACGGAGCGGGACACCCGCTTGATGCTGCCCGACCAGGTGAGGGTGCTCACCCGCTCCGTCACGTCCCAGGTCTCCCCCTGGGGGCTGACGATCACCACCTGGTATTCTGCCATAGGCCACCTCCCGACGCGATTTTATCCAGCTCCAGATCCACCAGGCTCTTCATCGTGTTCTCCGGCACCCAGGGCACAAGGCGCGCCGTTCCGCTCTCCTCTTCTTTCACCTCCCGCACCTTGGTGGCGGCCGCGATCTGCGCCGACGGCGGCCTGGCCGCGGCCGCCGGGAGCTGGGCCAGCGGCGGGATGGTGAGCACCTGGCCGGGGCGGATCAGGTTGGCGTTGGCGATGCCGTTGGCGGCGGCCAGCCGCCAGGCCAGGGAGCCGTCCCCATAGTACCGGCGGCAGATGCCCCACAGGGTGTCGCCGCTGGCCACCGTGCAGGTCTTGGCCGTGGCCGTGCCGGTGGCGCTGTCCCGGCTGGTCGCCGTCCCCGCGCCGGAGGCGGACGGCTCCGCGGGCAGCACCGGCGTCTCCGGACGGGTGTACTGGCGCAGGGTGATGTCGGCGTACAGGTCGTTGGTGCCGTCCTGCTCCCGGTAGGTCACCCCCTCCAGCAGCACCGCGGCGTTGACCGGCGTGCCGCTCACCAGCCACCGCACCACCGTCCCCTTGTCCACCCACCGCTCCAGCTGCTCCAGGTAGAGCCAGGGGTTGGTGCCCGCCCCCGGCGACAAAAACGGGTACGCCTGGGCGGGCAGAAGGCAGTCGTGCAGGGTGGTGCTCCCCATCCTTTTCCCGCCGAAAAAGTTGAGATCCCCCAGTTGGTCCACCGTCACCGTCTCGATGGCGGCCTCATGGGCCCACTGGTAGCTGGATGGGGTGACGGGCAGCACCAGCTCCACACCGGCCGCCTCCTCCAGGAAGGTAATCAGCCGCAGCACTACCGCACCCCTCCCATCTGTGCCAGCCGGAGCTTCCGGTAGAGGGCCTCCGCGATGGCGTCGATGTCGCTCTCCTGGCGCACCTGGAAGGTGTTGCCGGTGATAGTCACCTGCGCCCCGCCGCCCTGGTCGGCCTGCCGGGCCTCCCGGGCGGTGAGCACCCGCTCCCCCTCATGGAGCAGGGCGGCGTACCCGTCGTAGGGCACCCGCTCCAGCCCGGCGGCGTGCGAACGCCATACGCCGTCCTCGTCGTAGTAGCCGCCCCGCCGCCAGTTGCCGTACCGCCGCTCCTCCACGGACAGTCCGGTGGTAGTCTCCGACCCGGTTCCCACCAGTGCCGATGCCATTCCCGCCGCCAGACCCTTGCTGTACTCCTGGCTCTTGCGGTATCCGGCGTCCCAGTACGCCTGATCGGATCTGGCATCGTCCCGGATGGCGGCCGCCAGGGCCAGCTCCGACTCCAGCGCCAGTTGAGCCCCCTCTGATGCGTTGTACTCGTTCATGCCCTGCACCTTGGCCTGCATGATCAGCCGTCCCATCTCGGCGGCGTCTCCCTCGGCCTGGGCCTGCTGGTACTCGTCGGTTTCCATCATGGCCTCCATGGCCTCCCGCTGGTACTGCTCCTTCGTGTTCTCCAGCTCGGCCTGCCATGCGCCGATGGCCCGGTTGGCCTCGTCCATGGCGCCGCTGTTCAGCCAGTCCATCTGGGCCTGGATACCCTCTTTCCGCTTCTCATTGTAGCCCTCGCCGTAGGCCGCCTCCGCGTTGGCCTCCGCGTCGGCCAGGTTGTCCACCATGCCCGCGTAGGTGCCCGCCATCTGCTCCGACAGGCCGCCGTACTGCTCCTGCATGTAGGCGAGGATCTCCTCCACAGCCTCGGAGCCCCTGATCTCCCCGCGGGTCACCTTCTCCGCCACCGCGGCGGCGTCGCCCCACTTGCTCAGGGCCTCGTATACGTCGATGCCCCGCTCGGAGAAGTAGTTGAGGTATTCCTGGGTGGTCTTGTCCGTCAGCTTCATGCGGCTCAGGCCCGCGATGAGCACCGCGTTGTCGCTCTCGTTGAGGGAGAGGGCGGCGGACGCATCCGACAGAGTGGTGAGGATATCCAGGGACTTGTCCGCCCCGAAGGGCTTGACCAGGCTCTTGGCGTACCCCGTGATCTCGTCGTAGGTGTAGTTGGTCATGGCGGCCATGTCCTGCACGTCGGCCAGAAAGGCCGCCGCTTCCTCCTCCGAGCCCAGCAGGGTGGTAAAGGCCATCTGCTTTTGTTCCCGCCCGCCCGCAATGGAGGAACCGGAGGTGACGGCCTCCTTCTGGGCGGAGAGCTGCCCCTCCGCCGCCTCTTGCACGTAGTTTTTGAACGCCTGGTCCTTTGATTCAAAGATCTCCGCGCCGCCTGAGACCGCACCTGCCAGGGCCCCCACAACAGCGCCCACCGCGATTCCGGGCGCGCCCAATACCGCACCCATGGAGCCTCCGGAAACCGCCCCGGACAGGATCGAGGAGGCCATACGCGCCTCCGGCTCCCCGATCGCGCTGCTCAGGAAAGCATCCCCCACCTTCCCCAGCGCGTCGCTCCAAAGGCTTCCGACCCCGGCCGCCATCAGCCCCTTTGCCAGTCCGCCCAGTCCTGTGCCGCTCTTTTCGCCTCCCGCCCGGTTGTCGGCCTTGCTGATGGCGGAAGCCGCGTTCCGTGCCTGCTTGTAGAGGTCTTGATAGGCCGCGCTGTTCTCCTTGATGGCAGCCTCGGTGTCGCTGAGCTCCCGCCGCAGCCTGGCCTGCTCGTCAATGGCGTCGTCCAGCGCGCCCTTGCTGGTCTCGTCCTTCAGCTTGCGGTAGCTCTTCTGGGCCTCCCTGACCTTTACATCCGTCTCGGCGATCGCCTTTTTCAGATCTGCGGAGTGGCCGACCAGCTCGGTCTGTGCCTTGTCATACGCCTTCAGGCTGGCCTCCAGCTCGTCCAGGCTCTTGTCAAACGCCCTGCTGCTCCCGGCAATGCTTTTCAGCGTTGGGCTTACCCGGTCGTACAGGGTCATGACAATGCCCACTTCTTCCGCCATATCCTCACCTCCTGTTGACTTTCCTGCCTGGTATGCTATAATCGAACTGCAAATAGAAAGGGGGAGGGCTTCCATGACGCCGGAGGAACGCCGCGCGCAGCTTGCAGCAGAGCTTGACACCCTTTTGGACGCCGTTGTATCCATTGGCCCCCACTCCCAGCGGGATGCCGACGCAGGCGCGCCGGAGGGCGCTTTCCTCGCCGAGCTGGAGCGCCAGTTGAACGAAAAGACCGCCGAGCTGGAGGCGCTCAACGCCCGCATGAATACCTTCTCCTACCGGTTCCGGGCGACCAGCCGCGGCCTGCTGTGGCTGGTCTGGCTGGCTGCGGCAGGCATGCTCGTATTCTCCTTCACCCTTGCCCCTTTCCTTGGCCCTGGATACCAGGCCGTCTTTCTGCCCCTCGCCCTGGCCTGTATCGCGTGGGCCGTGTGGGCCAGCATCCCGCCCAAGGTATAGCCCCTCCGCCGCCCCCTTCCGGGGGCGGCGTTTTCGTTTGTGTCCACGCCTCTCCGTGTCACACTCCGGGTTGGCTCCACGGCCGTAGGGGCCGATGCCCCAGGGCGGTCTCTCTTGCCCCCTTGGGGCAATTCACCTTCTGCCCACATCGGCCCGCGTTCCCACTTCCTGTCACACTTCGCGCTTCTCACTGTCACGCTGCGGGTTGGGCGCACGACCGTAGGGGCGGCCCTTGTGGCCGCCCGCCGTTCTACCTGGGTTCCCTCCCCTCTTCCACCTCATGGAGGGCGAACGCCAGAGTCAGGTCCCGGCCTCCCTGGCCCATGCCGTAGTACATCTCCGGTGTCCAGTGATGCTTGTGGAACAGGTAGTACGCCAGCTCCAGCTCTGTGTCGCCGCCCTCCGTCAGGCGTTTTTTACTTCATCAATGGTGATGCGGCGGAACCCGCACAGCCGCTCCACCGCCCGGCTGAGATCCTCGATCTCTCCGGGCAGCAGCATGGCCTTCACCGTCTCGGCCGGGGTGGCTCCGCCGTACTTCTCCTTCAGCTCCTTCGCCTTCAGGTCGGGTTCCACGCAGCCGGCCAGCAGGATATCCAGCCCCGGGTCGCCCGCTACCGAATCCCGGATGCTTTTTACCTTTCCGTAGGGCAGCGCCCTCAGCTTGAATACCACGTCCGTGCCCAGCGCCTCGCTCAGCCGCTTGACGCGGTACTCCGCCGTGGGCAGCTCCTTCTGCACATTGGGCAGCTCCGGCCGAAGCAGAAGCGCCAACAAATCCGTCATACTTCTTCTCCTTTCTTCCTGTCACGCTCCGCGCCCTCCGCGACGGGCAACTGCTCACCCCTCCGGGAAAAACACCTTGCGCCTGCGGCGCAACTGCTTTTTCATCTGCGGGCTTCGCTGTTCCCCTGCTCCCGGGCGCTCCGCGCTTCTCATTGTCACGCTGCGGGTCGGGCGCACCGCCGTAGGGGCGGCCCTTGTGGCCGCCCGCCGTTCTAGCCGGGTTCCCTCCTCGCGGCATAGCCGCTGTGGCCTCCGCTGCCAAAGCGCCGCTGGCGCTTTGGCTTAACGCTGCGGCGCTCCGGGCTGCGCCCGTCGCCTGTTTTTTCGTCTCCATGTCCTCTTAGCTCCCCTGTGCGCCTACCCTCCGCGCTTCTCACTGCACCTCGATCTGGTCCAGATACTCATAGTCGCTGAAGGTGAAGGGGGCGGTCACCGAGCCCACGGCGGCGGCCTGCCAGTCGGCCAGGGTCAGGTCGTCGAAGCTGACATCATAGAGGGCTACCCGCTCCGCGCCGTAGCTGTCCGGGTCCCGCAGCTTGGAGATCACCGTGAAGCGCCGGTCCACGCCGCGCTTGATGCCCTCCATCCTCTGGGCAAAGCCGGAGTCCACCTTGTGCAGCGTCAGGCTCCCGGTGCCGCTGGCGCTCATGGCCTTGTGGGTGGTCATGAACCGGCCGCACAGGTTGACGGTCTCCTTGTTCAGCGCCACCTTGGCCTGGCAGGCGGAGACCTCCGCCACCTTCTCCCCGTCGATCCACAGCTCGCCCCAGGTGCCCGAAATGACCCGCCTGGCGCTGTCAATGGTTCTTGCCATGTCTATCCCTCCTTACAGGTTGTCCACGGAGAGCTGGAAGTCCTCCATGGCGTCGACGAAGCGGCCGCCCACCCGGACAAAGACCCAGCTCCCGGTCTGATACTCCTTGATTTCCTGCGCGGTCATATCCGCCGTCTCAATGCCCTGGGAGCGCATCCACTTTTCTTGAGCCTCCAAGTCGATCTCCGCCCAGCTCTCCCCGGAGGAGAGCACCCCCTGGCCCTCCAGCTCGGCCAGGAAGGTCTGAATGGCGGTCACCAGCACGCACTTGTTATCGTAGGTGTTGGCGTACCGACCCACATACTGGTCCTGGATGGTGGTGCGCAGATAGTAGGTGAGGAGGTCCATCCCCTCCACAATCTTGATCTTGCGCCAGTCCGCTTTCCCCGTGGCGGGGATGGTGGTCAGGGAGTTGACGCCCCGGGCGATCTTGGCCTTGACACCGTCGTGGATCAGGATGAGCTTGCCCGCTTTGATGGCCGCCTCCTGTTCCTGTGTGGAGCGGGGCGTCACGGCGGTCAGCTCCGTCAGGGGGGCGTAGGTGGCCGACATGCCCGCGGGGATGCCCGCCAGCACACCCGCGATCCGGCTGGCGTACTGCCCGGCGGTGTAGGTGGCCTCCCCCTCCGCAATGGCCCCGTTGGTCTCAGCGAAGTCGATGATCCCCATGTCGTCCGGGGCCTTGGCGGCGTTGGGCTCCACCAGCTTCTCGGTGAAGTAGGCCGCCCTCCGGTCCTTGACCCACTTCTCCAGCGCCTTCAGCTCGGCGGCCGTCGCGTCGGGCGGCCCGGCCAGGTAGTCCAGCGTCAGCCCCTCAATGCTCTTGAGACCCGCCTCCAGGGCGGTGGTATCCTCCGTACCCGTGGCGATGACCACTACCACCACCTTGCTGGGGCCACCCCGGTCGCTGCCGGTGAACGCCCTCCTGATGTAATTCTGGTTTTCCTGCCCCAGCTCAGTAGGAATCAGCGCCGCGCTGGAAAGCTGGTGGACGCCCTGGGCCTTGGCATCCCGTACAAACACGCCCACATAGCCCTTCTTGCTCCGGTTGGCCGCCTGCTGGGCGGCCGCCTGGAAGGTAATCGTCAGGCTGGGCAGCCCGATTGTCGTCGCCATCGTATCATCCTCTCTTGCGTCAAAGCGCAGTTCGTTTGATTGCAAAATGCTCCATCTTGGGGGTGTCCGCCGCCTCCGGGTCCTGATAGCCCGGCCGGGCATCCACCCACTGGAATACGGCGCTCACCTCGGCAAAGTCCGGGTTCCCAAGTCCACGGTTTGCCTGCACCGTCAGGGCCCGGTCCTCCACCTGGAAAAAACCTTGGGCAAACAGGCCCATCACTGTGTCCTGCCGCTGGTTCAGCGCCTTCCGGCTGCTGTCATGGTAGGCGTCCGCCTCCACATAGCAGGTGACCAGAAGGGTCACGCTGCGGCGTACCAGTCCGATGTTGACATCGGATTGCTCCGCCTTCTGGCACTCCAGGGTAAAGGAGGGCCGCCGGAAGTCCTTGGGAAGCTCGTCATAGTAGACCGGCTCTCCCGGATAGAGGCGCTTCAGCGCCGCCTCCACGGCATTCATCAGCGTATTGGTTGTAAGCATCTCAATAATCCACCTCATCCGCAATCCGGCTCAGCACCCGGTCCGCCGCTTTCAGCGCGAGCTCCAGCGCCTTCGCCTTTGTCCAGCTATAGAATTGCCGGCCCTTGACATATCCGGCGGCTGAGGCCCGCGTGACTCCGGCCCGCCCCGCCTGGTTCCACGACCGGCTGCTTCCGGCCGCCGGCCTGCGGGTGCCGTGCCCCCGCTCCAGCCACCGGGTGACCTGCTTTTTGGACACGGGCTTTCCCTTCCAGGTATGCTGCGTTTCCTCCACCCTGGGCTGGGCCGTCCCTTTTCCGGGAGAGAGGGCCGCATAGCCGCCCTTGCTGCCCACCCGCAACTCCTGCCAGGTGCGCACGGTGCCCTTGGCCCCATCGGCCAGCTCCGCCGCGCCGATTTGCGCGTTGAGCTCCCTCTGGACGGCCGCGCCGGCCTCTTCCACTGCCTGCCGCCGTGCGTCCGGCACTGCCTGGAGGAGCTCCTCCCAAAAGCGGTTGAACCGCTCCAGCCGCGCCCGGTCCATGCGCGCCGTGCTGCTCACAGGTCCACCGTCCTTCCGATCTCATACTCGTTTTTAAATGCATCCAGCTCGTGGGGCGCCAGGACCTCCCACAGCGCCCCACGCGCCTCTACGAGCCCGCCGGGCGGGAGGGTGACGGCCTTGGGCGTCACCAGGACCAGCCCCAGCTCGTTAACCGACATGGGCCACTCCTGGCCGTGCCGGACATACTTCTCGGTGAGCACCCCCGGAAAGGTCTGTACCACCGCCTCCCGCTCCGCCATCTGCCGCACCGTGTCCACCTTGACCACCGCCGCGTCCACCTCCAGGTGGTTGCGGCCCATGGGCACGATGGAGGTCAAAAACAGGTGGGTATCGCCCCAGCGGAGGGCGTGGTGGAGGGTGAGGGGCTGACGCCGCACGATCACGGCGGCGTCCCTGGCCCCGATGCCCACCTTGGAAAACAGGTTGGTCTTGCTCTGGAAGGTGATGGAGGCCCAAGCCCGCCGGACGGGCGTCCACTCCCATACGCCGGGCGCGGTCTCCCGCAGCTCCAGCACCTGGGCGGCCTTATTCAGCTTCCCGGCGTCGATGTAATCTGCCATTGCCTCACACCTCCCCACCCCCGGATGTGTCCAAGTTGGACACATCCGGCTCTGTTAGTTTGAGCTGGGTGAGTAGGCGCCGGAAGGCCGGGTTGTCATTGACAATCGTGCCGGTGATCGTGGCCTCCCGCAAGTCGAAGTCCCGTAGCACCATGAAGTTGACGCACAGGTCGTACTGGGCCCGGCGGGGGGTGCCCTCCTCCGGCTCAGACACCCCCGCCTGCTCCAGGTAGCCCACCGCCGCGTCGTACAGCCCCTCCAGGGTGAGCAGTTCCTCTGCGGTTGGCTCCTCGATGCGGCAGTAGGCCAGCAGGCTGGCCCGCCGCGCCTCGCTCAGCGCCACGTCACACCGCCAGCGTCCAGCCGTTGGCCGCAGGCATGTAGAGCCCGGAGGAGGCCGCCGTCACGCCGCAGACCACCTCTGCCGCCGCGTCATGGCGGAGCTTGACGGCCACATACCGCCCATTAAGGGCGCTTACCTTGTACGTCACCACCGCAAGCTGAGGGGCGGTGCCCACGCTGTCGGTGAAGGTGGTCTTGCCGATCTCTTCCGCTCCGTCCCCGCCGCTGTCGCCGGAGGCCAGCAGGGAGACCGTCAGCCCCTTCCCCTTGCCCAGGGCGGCGGCGGACACCAGGAATACAATCTCCTCCACCCCGGACACGTCCACATAGGCGGTCGTCTTGTCGGTGGAGGCCGCCACGCTCTGGGGGGCCAGGACGGTCTGGAACGCCAGTGCTTCCGAAATACGCTTCATGCTTGCTCCTCCTTACTTCCGGTCCGCCAGCGCCACGAAGGGGCTGCGGGTCTTGCTGCTGTTTTTGATGGTCAGGGGCTTGTTGACCTTGGGCGCGCCGTTGCAGCGGTACACCACCCGGAAGCAGTTCTGGTCGGTCAGGAACTCCACGTGGATCGACCAGTCCTGCTTGACGGTGCCCTTGGTGAGCAGGATATACATGTAGGGATCTACCAGAAGTGCATCGCCCCGCACGCCAGGGGAGGCGCAGCTATCTTCGAACAGCACCGGCTTGTTGAGCACCCGCTGGGTGTCGAAGTTGCCCAGGCCGCCCTCGGGGTTCCACAGGAACTTGGCCGCCTCGCCGCTCTGGATGGACAGATAGGGAAGCTGCTCCTCCAGGTCGGGGTGCATCAGCCACACCAGCCGCTCCCGGCCCCTGGGCATGGCCCGGGCCTGCATCTTGATCGCGTTTGCGCCCACGAAGGTACCCGCCTCCTGGCTGGCCTCCTTGGCCACCTCGATCAGCGCCTTGGAGCGGAGCAGGCCCAGGGGCTTGCCCACTCCGTCACCGGAGATCGAGCTCTCGGTGAGCAGCCGGTCGGCCGCCAGGGCGAAGGAGGGACCCGCAAAGCTGGACATGAAGGCGGAGTCGCTCAGCATCTCGTCGGTGCAGTACAGGAAGCCCATCATCTTCTCCAGATCCATCTTCATTTCCCGGAACCGGGGCTTGCTGTCCGCCACCGTGGCCCCCTCGGCGGCCCAGTACATCTGGATGCCGCCGAACACGCTCTTGCTCACGTCGGTCTCGTCGGCCGAGATCCACCGCATGGAGTTAGCCGCGCTGGAGCAGGTGTAGCGGTCCATCCGGTTGAGCAGGGGGCTCTGCTGGACAGCGCTCTCCAGGATCATACCGGCGAAGTCGGTCTGGATGGCAAAGCCGCCGTCGGAGCCGCTGCCCTCGTTGACGCCCAGCACCGCGTTGTTGACCTTCTGGAGGCGCCTGTCCTCCACGTGGTTCTTGCGGAAGTTATAGACGGCCTGGAGCTGCTCGCCCAGAGAGGCAAAGGGCTTGTCCTCTCCCTTGCCCTCGTCCTTGGGCTTGCCGCCGTGAAGCGCGCCGTCGTAGACGGGCTCCGCGCCCTCCTGGCTGGCCTTGGCCAGCGCCTCCAGGCCGGCAATCGAGGTGTTGATCGCCTCCATCTGGGAGGTAAACTCGTTGGCCTCCTCAATCTTGCCCTCATCCACCAGGGCCTGGGCCTGGGTGAGCAACTGGCCCTTCTTGGCCCGCAGCTCGGTGATCTTCTCCATGAAATCCATGCTGTTATCTCCTTTCAGTCCTTAAAATCCAGCAAGCGCCCTGAGCCGCGCCAGGGTGCGCGCCGCCTCGTCCTGCCGGGCCGCCTCGGCCCGCTCGGCCGCCACATGGGCCTGATATTGCTCCCGCATGGCCGCCGTCAGCCGGATACGCCGCCCTGCCGCGGCTACAAAGGCCGCCGGCTCCTCCTCCGGCTCCTGGGCCGCCCCCACAATCTCGTCGATCAGGCCGTACTCCCTGGCCTGGGTGGGGGTGATCCAGATGTCCTTGTCCATGAGGGAGACCAGCTCCTCCCGGGTCTTGCCGCCGCCCCGGGCGGTGTAGACCTCCAGGATGCAGTCCCGGGCGTTGCGCAGGGCCTCGGCCGACCGCCGCATGGCCCGGTAGTCCCCCTCCGCGCCGCCGGCGGGGTTGTGGTAGCACAGCAGGGCCCCCGGCTCGCTCTGGATCACCTGGCAGCCGGTGGCCGCCAGGGTGGCCGCGCTGGCCCCGAAGCCCTGGAACAGCGCGGTGGTCTTGCCGGCATACCGCCGGAGCATGGAGCGGATCTCCAGCCCCACCGCCATGTCGCCGCCGGGCGAGTTGACCAGCAGCGTCACATCCTCGCCGCCGGCCCGCTCCAGGGCGCCGGCGATATCCATGGGCGCCGTGATGTCCCGCCAGCCCCAAAAGCGGAGTACGTCGGCGGAGTCGTTGTCCCACAGCTCGCCTCTCAGGCTGATGTCCATCTATTTCTCTCCTTTCAGCACGGCCTCCAGGGAGGCCAGATTCTTTGTCGCCAGGAATTGCTGGCCCAGTCCGCCGGGGATGGGGGCCTTCTCCTCCATGGCCCGGCACTCGTCCGGGTTGTAAACAGAGGTGCGGATCATCCGCTCGTAAACTTGGCTGCGGGTCAGGTCGTCGCCCCGGAGGAGCACCGCCACATTGCCCCGCATGTACCAGCCCTCCCCGTCCCGCTTGTCCGGCGGGATGGCCTTATAGCCGTCCTCCTGCTCCCACTGCACCACGTAGGGCAGCAGGGTGTCGGTCACGTAGTTCTGCCGCTGCTGGGCGTTGGAGTCGTAGCTCTCCTTGCCCGTCTGGAGCATGTGCTTGGGGATGCCGGTAAACCGGGCGACCTCCTCCGCCGTGAACTGCCGGCTCTCGATATACTGGGCGTCGCTCTGGCTGATGCCCAGCGGGGTGAATTTCATCCCGTGGTCCAGCACCGCCACCGCAAAGGCGTCGTCGGCGGCATAGCCGCGGAACTCGTCCTTGAGTCTCCGGCGTGTCTCCGGCTTGGCGTCGGTATCCACCTCCAGGACGCCGGACAGCCGGGCCCCGTTCTGGTAGAACTTCTTGCCGAAGCGCTGGGCCATGGTATCCATGGCCACTGTCTCCCGTGCCAGATCCAGCAAGCCGCGGCCTCGAATACCGTCATAGGTTTCGAAGAAGAGGAAGGACAGCTCATAGGGGGAGAAGGTGCGCTGCCAGCCGTCCACGTTGTAGTCGTACCAGTAATGCCCGCTCTCCAGGTCCTTGCGGATGGTGCAGCACTCCGTGGGCAGGGGGATGCGGGCCACCAGGCGGCCAGCTCCGTCCCGCCGGTTCCAGCAGGCCCCGAAGCCGTGCCAGAAGGCGTTGGACATGATGAGCTTCTGGCACAAAAACGGCGACATGCGCTCGTTGGCCCGCACATGCAGCAGCCGGTCCAGCGCCGGGTCATGTACCGCCCGCCGGGCGTCCCCGTCCTTGACGTAGGTGCCGAAGGGGATCAGCCCGAAGGAGTTGCTGAGGATGCGGTGGGCGGCCGCCACCGGGGAGAGCCGCTCCGCGGCTCTCTGGCCCGGCTCCACGTCCTCCCCGGTCAGGAACAGATTCTTGAGGAACCGCCCCAGCTCCTCCTGGGAGAGCGTCCGCGTCTCCATCGACGCCCTGGGGCCGTTGATTGCCCGGTCAAGGATCATCGTCTCCCCCCTCTCCGCGCCTTGGCGATGACCACGGCGTAGGCCACTAGGCACCCGCCGGCCACGAGCAGCGCGGCCGGGCGGCCGCCCAGCTCCCAGGCCGCCCGCACAAAGCAGGCGCCGCCGGCCAGGAGCAGCAGATCGTCCAGATAGAGCGCCAGCCTCCGCCCGGCCGCCTTCCAATGTTTCATCTCAAATCCCCCAATCCTCGGAGAGTATGTGTTCGTTGATATCCGGCCCCACCGGCATCCGAAGCAGCGCCACCGCCACGGCGATGATCCAGGCCACCGTGATGTCGATACGGCCGATGCTCCGGTTCTTCATGGGCTTGATGTTCTCGTTCCCGTCCACCGCGCACCGGACGTTGCCGAAGCACCAGCGAGCGGCCGTATTGTGCTCGTGGAGCATCTGATGGGCGCGGGTCAGCCGCTCCACCTCTTTCATGGCCGGGGACAGGTTCTTCATGTCCTGGGGGATCTCCACCACATTGACGCCGCGCTCCATCAGCCGGGGCGTCAGCGTGCGGGACAGGTAGGGGTCTACGCCCAATGTGTCCAAGTCGAACACATCGACCGCCGCAGCCACGGCGTCCTCTACCATCGTGAAGTCCACCATATCGCCGGGGCACAGCTCCAAAAAGCCCGCTCGGGTCCAGTCCCGGTAGGGTACATGGTCCCGCTGCTCGGCCTCCAGAACGCCCTCCTCGGGCCGCCACGCCCAAAACAGGACAACCCAGGTATCCAGCCCCTCCTGGGGCGGAAACAGCAGCGTGAAGGCCGTCAGGTCGGTGGTGGTGGACAGATCCAGCCCGCCGAAGCACCGCTTGCCGACCAGATAGTCCCGCACCGCCTGCCGCCGCTCCGGGGCCTTGAGGGCCTTCCATTCCGGCCGGTTAAACTGGCTCTTGTCGTAGAGGGTCAGGGGCAGCCACCCCACGCTCTTGGTGGAGATCCACTGGTTGAGCCGCAGCCACCGGAACCACCGCTCCGCCGCCTCGCTCTGGCGGGCCGCCCGGGCGTCCGCCCGGAAGTCCCGCAGCTTGAGGTTGTGCCCCAGCCCCGGGTTGCAGGCGTACCACAGCGCTTCGTCATAGATGTCCAGCTCTGCGATCCGCTCCGGGTCGTCCCCGGTCAGGATGCCGATGCCGTACATGATGGGGCACCACTCCGGTGCGTCCGTGTCCCCCTCCCGCTCGGGCTCTCCCCGCCGCCAGGCCAGGATGCGGCGGCATTTCTCGTGCACCTCCCAGCCGATGCTGGTGCGGTCGGGGTCGTCGCCCGCCGTGGTCAGCACGATCACCGCCTGCTGCCGCCGGGCGGCGTTGGAGCCGGCCGTCAGCACGTCCCACAGCCTGCGGTTGGGCTGGGCGTGGAGCTCGTCGATAATAATCGCGCTGAAGGAGTAGCCGTGCTTGGTGGCCGCGTCGGCGGAGTACACCTTGAGCACGCCGCCGTACTTGGTGTGGATCTCCTTGCGGGAGTCCACCGCCCAGGCGATGGGGTCGTGCTCCGGCTGGCCCAGGCTGGTGTTCTCCACCATGTACTTGGCCGCCTCGTAGATCTGGGAGGCGTTTTCCTTGTCGGAGGAGAACACCCCCACCCGCGGCCGCTCCTCGCCGTCGTACAGCAGGTGATACAGGCCCAGGCCGGCCGCCAGTTCCGTCTTGCCGTTTTTCTTGGGCAGCTCGTCGTAGAGGTAGCGCCGGTAGCGCACCCACAGGCCGTCCTCGTCCTGCACCTGAATACCGTAGAACTGCCGGACGGCCTCCTCCTCCCAGGGGAGCAGCTCGAAGGGCTTGCCCGCCCACTCGTTCTGAGCGAAGCACAGCAGGGAAAAGAAGTCCAGTACGTCCTGTACCGCCTCCCCGCTGTAGCGGAGCACGCTTCCGTCCTCCGGCGCTGGCACCTCCACCCCCGGTGCCAGGGTCAGCCGCTCAGGCACGCTGCATCCGCTCCCGCTTCTCCCGCATCAGCCGCTCGAAGGCGTTTTCCTCCGGGGGCCGCGCACTCTCCGGCAGCACCAGCCTGCACCGGCTGGTGACGGTCAGGCCCATGTCGTTGGCGCACCCCCGGCACTGCTTGAAAAAGCGGTCCTGGATGCGGGTGGCCACGTCCAGCGCCTCGGTGTCTATGACCCGGCTGCCGTCCGCCCGCTCCGCCCCCCGCTGGAGGGCGATCACCTCCTGGGTGGCAGCCAGATAGCTCTGCCGGGCTAACAGGTAGCGGGCCAGGGTGTCGTAGTCCAGGCTGCTGAGCAGCCCCAGCTCCTTGAGCTGCCGGGCCAGGGCGCGGAACTGCTCCTTGAGCTCCGCGGTCAGGTACTCCGGGGCGCGGAGCTGCTTGGGCGGCGCGGGCCGCACCTCCCCGGCCGCCCGCTGGGCCCGCTCGCTCCGGCTCAGATGCTTCCGGCCCTTTCCCTCCAGCACCTCCAGGCTCTGTCTCGGTCCGGGCATTCTCTCACCTCGCTTCTGTTTATGCGGCGGCGGCCTCCTCTCCGGCCAGCCGCCTCCAGCGATCCGCAATTCCCGCCGCATAGCCGGGGTCCAGCTCTGCCACATAAGCCGTCCGCCCGGATTGCTCACAGGCCGCCAGGGTGGTCCCGCTCCCGGCAAAGGGGTCCAGCACGATATCCCCAGGGCGGCTGCTGTTGCGGATCAGGTAGTCAAAGAGTTTCACCGGCTTCATGGTGGGGTGCTCCGCCGAGCGGACCGGCCGGTCGAAGCGCAGGACCGTGCCCTGCTTCCGGTCTCCCTCCCAGCGGTGGGCCGCTCCCGGCTTCCATCCATACAGACAGGGCTCGTGCTGCCACTGGTAGTCCTGGCGCCCCAGAATGAAGCTCTGCTTGACCCAGATCAACTGCTGGCGCACCCCCAGCCCGCTCCGGGCGCAGGCATGGTAGGCGCTGACCGCGTGCATGGAGGCATGCCACAGGTAGAAGGCCGCGCCCGGCTCCATGTGCCCGGCGCATCCGGCCAGCGCCCCCGCCAGGAAGTCCTCAAAGGCATCCTCGCTCTCCCAGTGGTCGTTGAGCACCCGCAGCCCGTCCGTCCGGCTCCTGGGCTTGGCCTCACCGTACAGGTTAACATTGTAGGGTGGGTCAGTCAGGAGCAGACGCGCCTTCGCTCCGTCCATAAGCGCATCCAGAGCGCCGGGGGACGTAGCGTCCCCCACATACAGCCGGTGCCGGCCGAGCTGATAGCAGCGGCCGCTTTCCAGCGGTGCCCGCCCCTGCACCGGGGCCTCCGCGTCCTCCTCCGCCGCCGGCGGCTCCCCGTCCAGGCGGAAGGGCAGCGCCTCCAGGGAGAAGCCCGTCAGCTCCAGGTCGAAGCCCAGGTCGTTGAGGGCCTGGAGCTCCACCCGCAGGGCCTGCCGGTCCCACTCGGCCAGCTCGGCCAGGCGGTTGTCCGCCAGGATATACGCCCGCCGCTGCTCCGCCGTCAGTCCTTCGGCCAGGATACACGGCACCACATCCATCCCCTCGGCCATGGCGGCCTGGAGGACGGCCTGGCCGGCCACCAGCCGGTTCTCCCGGTCGATCAGGAGCGGCCGGAGAAAGCCAAACTCCCGCAGGCTCCGGCGCAGCGCCTGCATCTGCTTTTCGCCGTGACGGCGCGGGTTCCCCTCATAGGGCACCAGCTCCGCCGCCTTTCTCAGTACCCGCTCCCCCGCCGTGATGCGGATGGACGGGTACCCGTTCTGTGTTTCGATAGCCATTCCGGCCACCTCCTCGTTTTCAGTTTTGCCGCCCGTCTCGCCCCCAGCTTTCCCCCATCTCTCTCCCCGCCTGCTCCCGGCTTTCGCCACCTGCGGGGCTGCGCCGGGCTTCGGGATTTCCCGTGGGGAGAAAATCTCTCACCGAGGGGGCCGTGCGGTCTTGCTTCAATTCCCCCAAACTTTTCCAGGCCGGGGGAGGGTCTGGCAAGCCTTCGGCTTGCCGTGCGCGGGCAGATCCGTTGCGCACGCCCAAGCATCCCGCCGGTCTTGCCGATTCCGGGCGCTAAAAACGCCCCCGGTTTTGCCGTTTTTCCGCCGCCATTTCGAGGGCAGTTTTGCGATCGTGGCAGGACTTGCACAGGCTCTGCAAATTGTCCCGGTCGATAAAGCGGGCCCAGTTACCCCGGTGGGGCTGGATGTGATCCACCACCGTGGCCCTGGTCCGTATGCCCCGTCGGGCGCACTCCCGGCACCATGGTTCCCGCATGAGCTGATTGGGCCGCAGATCGTCTGTCCAGACGGTCAGGTTGTACCAGCCGTGCCACTGAGCGGACACCCGGCGTTCCGCCCGCTTGGGTTTGTGCTTGGGACACCAGCCCTCACGGGTGAGTTTCTGGCACCCAGGATGCCGGCAAGGTCGGAGCGGCTTCATGGCCACGGGCTATCACCTCCGGGCAAAACAAAAAGCCAGCACCGACGACCGCCCGTATGGGGCTTGATCATCGGCACTGGCTCTCAAAGCACTGGCCCTGTTCGATATCCACCATCGTCTCCGTCCGGCAATCTCGGCAATAGACGATGAGATTTTTCGCCGTGGTGTCTGGTCTCACTTGGAGCACCTTCCGCCGCCGGCAGGACGGACACATCAACCATCCGTCCTTCACGATTAGTTTACCACACTCGCCTCTCTTTTGCAACTTTTCCATGCACTTTCTCCCTCCCCGTGGACTTGTTACCCCTGGTTTCCAGACCGAATAAAGACGCGCGAGCTATTCTTTTTTCCGCCTGCGCGGTGGCCTGCTTCCTTTCTTCTCCTCCTTCTTTTTTATTGGTAAATAGTATTTCAACATAACGAACTCGCCGAACTCGTTTCGCACGGGTGGCGGCGCGCTGAGGATGACTGCTCCGGGCGGCGCGGCCACCGTCAGGTTATCCTTGACGATTTCACTTTCCACCTTCGGCTTTGTCAGCCCAATGGAGGCCGCCCAGTTCCGCGCCCCAACCTCCGGCTTACCCAGCTCCCTGGGTTCCTTGGTCAGATACTTGGCCAGGGCCTCATAGCCCTGCCATGTGTCCAGGGTCTCCAGCTCCACCTCACCATAAGGCCAGAGAGATCGGAGCACATCCAAATCCGCCCCGGTACCATTGACTACCATGTGGTGATGGAGCCGCCCGCCCTCGGAGCTGAGCTGCTCCGTCACATAGATGTACTTGAGTTCCTGCCCTCTGGACTTCCGCACAGCTCGGAGCTGGGGCAGCATCTTGCGCACCCGCTGCACCGCCGCCTGCCGGTTGGCCGGAAGGTGCTCGTCGTCATAGGTGAGCACCACGTGGAGATCTCTCCGCCCGAAGTTGGCGGCCAGCAACAGCTCCAGCCGCTGCCAGGAGCGGTTGGCGTTAATCGTCATCTGGGCTGCGCTGGAGATCTCACGCAGTGCTTTCCTTTCCCTCTCTGTGCTGCGGGGTGTTGGGATGGTGTAGCACCCAACGACCACCAGGCGCCCCGCCGTGATGGTCTTGAGCCGCTTTGCCATCAATCCACCCTCTTAGCCCGGGCCACATAGTGGGCCGCCCATGGCCCGACGACAGACTGGCGGAGGGCCAGCATCTTGTCCCGGGTCAACTTGTCTACCATGCGGCCCACGTCGCCGCACCCGTCCATCTGGGCCAGCCGCTCTAGATTGCCCCTGGTCTGCGCCGTCACCAGACAGCGCAATCTCCGCAGGTTCTTATTTTTCATGCTGAGTTTCTCCTTTCTTTCTCCCCGGTGGGCCGTCCCGCCACCGGAAGGTGGCGCAGTGATGATACCGCTTATCCCACCACCAGCCTCCCGGGTGCCTACACGCCCCCATGGCGTCATTGTGCCAGTAGCAATTAGCACAGGTGCGCCGGTACTCCTCGATACGGACGCAGTCTCCCATGCTTATCCCCCATTTGTGTCCAACTTGGACACACCCAGCTTGCCCAGGCCGGCGCCGACCTGACGCCACACCTGGATGGGCACCACCTCGTCCCCGCTGTAGAGGCGGCGGAGCAGATCCGGTGTAATCCCTTTGCCGCAAGCCTCAGCCAGTGGCTCAAAGCAGCCCAGCCCCGCGCTTTTGCGGTAGGCATAGAGGCGGTCCAGGATCTCCTCTCCCGCTTCTCCGCTGCGTTCCGGCCGTGGGGCTCCTTGGGTGGCCCGGATTCCGGCTCTAGGAGCTCTACCGGGGAGTCACGCGGCAGAGGCAGCTCGACCACCTCATAGGGCAGAGACTCGTCCAGCAGGAGCACACCATCATAGATCGCTCTTTTCATCTTTCAGCGTCTCCAATCTCTTCCCCTGTCTGTCCTTCGCCACTGGGGTTATAGGGCGACCACAATTGGGGCAGTAGTGCATATTTCCAGATACATCAATAGGCCCTTCAAAAGGTCCATAAAACTGAACCTCTCCAATTGCTAAACCTGCGTCTTTGCAAGCTTCGCACCCCGGCCACACCCGCTCTACCTGCTCCCGGCTGACGGGGCGGAGGGCGGCAATTGCCATCTTAGCGGCTTCAACCTCAGTCGGCTTATATGTCCAGTATTCGATTATGTTTTGCAATGACTTGATCGCTTCTTCCCGCGTCATGGCTGGGCCTCCTCGTCCATGTACTTTTTCCGATATGCGCACTCCCGGCACCTCAGCGCCTTCTCTCGCTTTACCATATCCCAGTGGAGCACGTCGGCTTTGTAAACCTCAAAATCTTGCTTGTTTTGCAAATACTCCATTGTGTTCTTTGCGCAGGCAGAAATCTTTGACCACATGACTTGGATATAGTACACAATCATGACCACCACGGTAAATGCCCCGGCAATAATGACTACCAGCGATGCAATCCCCATAGCGTACAAAATCAGCGTGTTCATTCCATCCCCTCCAGCATCTCCTCCGCGCTCAGAATCGGCGCGCGGGTGTTCCATATCTGCCGTGCTTCTTCCAAGTCGTAGCCCGCCGCCATAAACCCACACAGGCATTCAATCATTACGCATGCCATTACAGCCCTGTGCTTTGTGTCTTCACCCCTGCAACCCGGGCATGGCAGTAGCACCCCCGCATCCGTCAGCCGCTTGGCCGCCTCTTTATTGCCTAGAAGGGCTAATTTGATATCATCCATGTATAATTCCCCTCTCTATGTCCGCTATGGCCCGAAAGATCGGATAAAACTGCTGGGGCACTACGGCGTTTCCGAGGCATTTAAGTCGGTCCACCCGAGAGGGAACCCCATAAGATATTCTACCCACGTCGGGTTCAGCTGGCCACCAACCTCCGTTTGCAACTGATGCTTCCTGTTTTTCCGGTAATCCTTGCATCCCCTGTTCTTCCAGTCCGTTGCAATCGGCGTTGGCCCCATCTTTACCATCCCGCTCAAATTTGGTTCGCCTCGGCTGTTGTGATAAAATTCCCTGTTTGCCGAATCTGACGCAATCGGAGTTTTCCAGAGAATTGGGTCTCCATCCTCTCCCGTTATGTTTTCTTTCCAGCGCTCTACACCCGATAATCGCGCATCTGTCGCGCCTGTGCGGGGCGTCGACGGCACAAGCCGGAATAATAAACGCTTGGACGGAGTAATCCTCGCTTTCCAGGTCAGCGCACACCTGGTCGAGCGCCATATTGACGATCCCAGCAACGTTCTCGCCAACAACCCAAGCGGGCCGGAGATCCGAGATAACTCTAAGCATTTCAGGCCAGAGGTAACGGTCATCCTCCTTGCCTCGTCGCTTCCCGGCAACGGAAAACGGCTGACAGGGGAATCCGCCCGAAATAATGTCAACTGTTCGCAGTCCTGTCTTTTCATAGAAACTCTCCTTCGTCAGCGTGCGGATGTCCCGCCAGCGCGGCACGTCCGGCCAGTGTTTTTCCAGCACGCGGGTGGGATAATCCGCCCACTCGCACTGTCCGACGGTGGTAAATCCGGCCCACTCGGCGGCAAGGTCAAGTCCCCCGATGCCGGAGAAGAGGGAGAGATGCGCCAGTTTCGTCGCCTCGTGATCACCCAGCAGGGCGCGCGTCTTATCGTCCACCGTTCGGTTCCTCCTTGCAAGTTTTCCACCGCTCTTTTCTTCTGCACGTCCCGCCGGTCGCATCACAAATGCTCTTGGATGAGCATCGTTCACATGGTCCAGCCTTAAAAAATTCTTTCATGTACATCGCGGTGGTCGATATGCTGTATCCGGTGGCCTAGGCTATCGTCTCCGGCCCATAACCGTCCAACGACATAGGCTCCCGGCCTCACGCCACCGGCATTTTTGGCAGCGGCATCCATTCGCCGCTGGGTGTGGTTTGGATTATCCGCTTACTCATGGGCTGACACCCCCTCCTTGGCCGCCTGCATCTCAGCCAGCAGAGCCTCCTGCTCGTAGAGGTAATGCACCTCCATGCCGGTGACCGCCTGCGCCTTCTGGCGGAGCTTTTCAAAGGCATATTCCTCGTCCACGTCTGTCCGCATCCGCTCCAGCTCGTCCGTGTTGTCCTGGAGCGCGGTGAAAAACTTTTGCAGTTGCTTGGGGCCGAAGCCGTAGGCGTCGGCGATGGAGCACACCATCAGCCACATGGCCCGCTGGGTATGGGTATCCGCCTGTACCTGCACCGTGGCGTCCCGGGCGGCCTGCTCCAGCCCCTTCCGGACGGCCGCCTTGTGGGCCAGCACCTGGGCATAGGTCGCGCCCCGGGGCTTACCCGGTCCGGGGCGGTGGTGTGTTTTCTTATTCTTCGCCATTTGGGTCCTCCTGCCTTTCCCAGTCCATACTCTCAGGGAGCTGCGGGCATCGCATCCAGATCGTCACGGTCGGCGATAGCGGGAAGGCCATGGCCGCGTGCTCCCATCTCTCCTTCTCAGCACTCCACCAGTAGAGACTCCCACCTTGGGACATAGGGCCCGTGATGCACCAGTACAGGCCGCTCTTCTGCGGCTGCTCTGGCCACCAATGCCAGGGGCCGTCGTCATCGCCGCTGTCCGGCGCAGTTTCCCGGGCCTGCTTCGCTGCGGATGTAGAGGCCGCCGGCGGGCCGGTCAGCTCGTCCGTAACACCCAGCAGGTAGTCCGTAGAGCACCCCAGATCCTTGGCCAGCCGGACCGGGTCACTGAAGTCCCTAGCGTTAAGGGTACTGGGATACAGCCTATCATCCTGGTCAAAGTGGCCTGCGGCCCAATCCCGCAGTTTCCCGACTGTCAGGCCCCGTCCATACTCTGAGATGAGGATGGATGCCTCATTTTCCAGCCCAGCGGCATCTGCGGCCGCGGCCAGCCTCTTGGCCCGGAGCTGCACATTCTTTTGGATGTTCTCTTGGATTTTTGCGTCGCGTTCGGCCTCTTTGGCCGCCTCCTCATCCCTCTGCGCCTTTCGGGCTGCCTTGGCCTTGGAGCACATGCGTTCACAAGCGTAGCAACTAACCTTAGCCCGTGCACAATCCAGACAGCAGGTCTCACCCTTGCACAGCTCACCGTAGCCACAGTCCAGGTCATGCCGTAGGAATGCGTCTCCCCGTTTACACGGACTACCGTCGGGGCAGGAGAAGGTAGGCCGCCAGTTTGTACCGGCCTTGGCCAACTCCAGCAGTTCTTCCGCCCGGCTCCCGGTGGGCAGGTTCGGCAGCATGTTCGCCAGCCGTTCCTGGAGAGCAGTCTCCATCCGTGCCAAAGCGTAAGCAGTTTGTTCTGAGAGCACATTTCGGTCGAAGTGCTCCAAATAAATCGGGATCAGGTGCTCCCGGATAACCTTGAGCCGGGCCAGCTTGGGAGCGGATACTTTACAGGCCGCCGCCACCTGATCCCGCATCCGGCCGGGAAACGCATAGCCTTGCTCCTTGAGCTGGTACAGCAGCGTCTCCACCCGCTGTGCCTGCTTGGACACCTCCGCCGGGGAGAGCACCCGGGTGGAGCTGTTGGCCAGGATCAGCCGCAGCTCCCGGAGCTCCGGGGACACCTCGTCCCGCTCCACAAGGCAGGGCACCGCCGCCCACCGCTCCGGATCCTCTTTGGCCAGCAGTGCCAGGGCCGCCCGTCTCCGGTGCCCGGAGACGATCATATATCGCCCGCCCTCCGTCGGCCGCACCCGGACAGGCTGCTGGAGGCCACACAACTCAATATTTGCGGCTAAATCCTCCAGACCGGTCAGCCGGTAAAAATTGCCCGGGTCAGCCTCCAGCTTGTCCAGGCTGATGTACTCGATGGCCTCCCGCGATGTGTCCAACTTGGACACATTTCCGGCGGTACCCACGGCGGCCTGAAAGGCGGCCGTGATATCAAACTTGGCCATTACTTTGCCGCCCCCTCTTCCAGGAACTCTGCCACGAAGGCCCGGTAATCCTGGGCCGCCGCGGAGCGGGGCGACCAACTCACCACCGGCTCCCCCGTCCAGGTGGACTCGTCCACCTTGGGGCTGCGCCGGATGTGGCTGGCAAAGACATGTACCGGGGCCTGCTCCTGGAGCAGCCGCTCCCCCTGCTCCACCGTGTCCGAGCGGTACCACATGGTGGGCAGGCAGCCCGCCACATGCACGTCCGGGTAGATGCTCCGCAGGCGGTCAATCTGGGCTGTCAGCTCATTCATGCCTCGGACCGAGTAAGCGTCTACTTTGATGGGGATGACCACGTCGGTAGAGGCGGCGATGGCCGCCGCGCAGGCTGGGGACAGCGCGGGTGGGCAGTCAATCACGATGCAGTCGTAGGCGTCATCCTCCGCCACCGCGTCCCGCAGGTCACGGATGGCCCGCAGGTTGGGCCGCTCCCCCTGGAGCAGATCCACGTCCAGGTTGCGCAGCTCGTCGTCGGCCGGCAATACGTCCAGGCCCCGGATGCTGCTGTGATACAGCAGGTCGTCGTAGTAGACATCCGGGATGGTCAGCAGCCCGGCCAGGGTGTTATATTCCCCCGGCGGGAGCAGGGACTGGGTGGCGTTGGCCTGGGGGTCTGCATCAATGAGCAGCACCCGCTGGCCGTACTCGGTGGCTAGGATGGCGGCCACATTGACGGCGGTGACAGTCTTCCCGACGCCGCCCTTCAGGTTTACAATGGCGATTGTCTTCACGTTTATCGTCCTTTCTCTGGTCTAAAATTTGAAGCTCTCCCGCAGGATTCCCCGCCCGGTGTCCACCCGGACGGTGAAGTAGCGGTGGGCCCGGTTGATGTACTCAATATGCCCGGTCACCCGCCGGGGGATGGTTTTTGTGTCCTTGCCCCCAATTTCCGCGCCGAAGGCGGCGGGGACAAAGGTGTAAGCCTCACCGATACGCATATGGGCTCCTCCTTCCCGAGACAGCGAAGCGCCCACGCCAGGGCCTCCGCCACCTCCTCATGCTCGGCCCGGCGGGCCGCGTCCACCCGTGCCAGGGCGGCATGCCGGCGGCACTCCGCCTCAATCAGCTCCAGCCGCCGCTTCTCCATCTGCACGCCCTCCTTCCGCTTACGGGAACGGGTCCTCTCCGCCTTCCGGCAAATCCACAACTGCCTGACGCCCGCTCAGCGCCCAGCCGTACACCTTGTCCGGGTTGCCCGTCCCCGACTTGTAAAATCGCTTGCTTTTCCGTTCGAAGTTCAGGCCAATGCTCCGGCCCCGCTCCCCAAAAAAGCGGTTTTTGAGGATCGTAAGCACCGAATCCTGCTGGCGGTCCTCCCGCTCCTCCTTCTCCAGGACGTAGACGTTGTCCGCCAGATTGGTCACGTCCCCGATGCCGGCCACCTCATCCGAATCTGAGATGCGGTCGGTTTTGCGCGGGTGGGCGACCAGATGTACGTGGACGTTGTTATCATGGGCAAAGGAGGCCAGCTCCGCAACAAACTCCGATTGCGCCCGGTAGAAGTCCCGGTCGTTCCCCCGGAAGCGGGCGGTCATGAGGTTGTCCACCAGGTAGACCTTGGCCCCATAGCGCCGGTGGGCGTAGCGGAACACCCGCAGGATATTGGCGGCGTCGTGGTAGGTGCTGGTGCCGATGTCGTAGAGCAGGAACCGTCCCCGCCACCACTCGTCGATCATCTGCTGGGCGAAAGGGGTCGGGTGCGGAATCTCTCGGCCGCTCAACTGGTCTTTGCGGACCTGGAGGTTTTTGGGGCCCGCCGCCTGGAGAGACGCCCAGTATTTGAATTTCCAGGCGGGGAGCTCACCGGAGTAAGCGCACACCGGCTGCCCCTGGTCGATGGCCTCCAGCAGAAACTGGTCCAGCAGGGTGCTCTTGCCCTCGCCCCTCTTGCCCGTCCAGACGGACAGCTCCCCCATGACGGCCCCGCCCGTGGCCCGGTCCAGGTTGGAGATGCCGAAGAGCACCTTGTCCAGTTTGGACACGTCCGGCGCGCTTACGTCCGCCAGGTCCAGGAGGCCGTAGGCTGGGATCTCCACCGCCTCCAGGAGCATCCGCTCCACCGCCCGCAGTCCGCAGGTGGCCCGGAGGTCCCGCACGGAGTTGCACCGGCAGAAGCCCTTGTCCTCCACGGCCAGCAGGATGACATTGGGCAGGCGCTGGCGCAGCTCCCGCACCATGACCGCCCGCTTCTCCGGGTCCCCGCAGACTACCAGCACGTAGCAAAATTGGAGGAAAAACCGCTCGTGGCGGCTCAATGCCTCCCAACCCGCCGACGCCCGCAGGCATCCGGCGTTGATCTGGACGGCCAGCACGTCCTCCGGGTCCGCACAGAACCAGAACCCGGTGGGCAGCTCGGGGTTCAGGTAGCCGGGGTCGTAGAGCAGCACGTCGCTGAGCTCCGGGGTGTTATTCGACATATCGTTTTGGCTCCTTTCTCGTTTGGGCCTGTCCGCCTTTCAGCGGGAAAATGCCCTTCCAACTGTTGGTCACGGACTGCTCCAGGATCTGGAGCTTTACTTCCCGCGAATTGTCTGACAGGCGGTTCAGCCGGTTGAGCAGAGTGGTCACCGCCCGGGTGGAGTCCACCGCCTTTTTCGCCGCCCGGATCTCCATCAGGGCATCCAAGGCCTCGGCCAGCTCCGTGTCTCCGGCAGCGTACTCCGCCAGTAGGGACTTGACTGCCCCATCCAGCTCTGCACTTCCCCTCTGGCCCCCTTTGGGGGGCTTAGGGGGATCTATCTGGTAAGTAACTGTTTCCTTATTACATTTCACCGTTTCGTGAAATGGCTGTCCCCGATCGGTGAAATGCATTTCACCATTTCGTGAAATGGGCGGCTCACTTTCCCCATAGACCTCCAGGATGCAATCAGCCAGGGCATACCAGCGGGTACGGTCGGTCCTGTCCTCGCTGAAATTCCCGGCCAGGAGGGCTCCGGCCTCCTTGAGCCCGTTTATGATGCGTTCCAACTGACGGCGGGACCAAAAGGGGAACAGCTTGGACAGGGCCTCCAGTGTGTTGTAGGTCCAATAACGCCCCTCATGGTAGTGCCGCCCGTTGGCCCGGTTCTTAGCCACCCAGAACGCCATGCAGTGGAGGAAAATCGCTCCATCCACGCCGTACTGCTTGGCCAGCTCTGCGTTGAAGTGAAACTCCATCAAGGCGCACCACCCCCTTGTGTAACTCAAAATTGTGTGCTATAATACAGGTGTCTTCACGTTAGGCCCTGGTCGCTGTGTCCGAGCGACTGGGGCCTTTCTTTTTTGCCTGCTGCAAAGCGTCCATGGCCTTACGGTAGCTGTTAGCCTGTCCCCGGCAAAACGCCGCCAGATTATCCGCCGCCCGGCGCTGTTCCGATGCCCCCAAGGACTCGGCGATATTGGCCCAGTCCTTGGCATCTCGCATCTTGCTGTCCTCTGCCACGATCAGCGCCGACTCTAGCGCCGACACGGTCTCATAATCCAGCTCCATCAGCATGATTCTGCCTCCTTCTGTTTTTGCAGGCGCTCCAGTACGGCCCGCCTGCGCCGGGCGAGACGCCTATGGCGGTACTGTTCCCGGTCCAACCGGGCCAGCTTGGCCCCGTAGGCCGGGTCCCCTGTCCGGGCGCAAAACTGGTGCAGACGCCCCAGCTCGTCCGCGGCGTGCTCCCAGTCCAGGGCGCTTTCCAGCAGGGCCTCCGCGATGGTGTTATAGTCCCGATTGCTGAGCTCCAGCCGTATCATGCTCATGCGCTCAGCACCTTTCCCATGAGCGCCGACACTCCGGCCAGCCGCAGATCCAGCGCCTCCTGGACGTGGCGCACCATGACCTCCTCCAGCTCCCGGAGGCGGTAGGTAGGCAGGTCTCCCCTCTTGTACTTCACCAGGAGGCCGGGGCTGATGTTGTACGTCCACGTCCCTGCCTCCCCGCTGCAAACGGCAAAACCGAAGGGTGCCCGCTCTTCCCGCAGGGCGCGGTAGATGGTGGGGGACGACCAGCCTATGTATCGGGCCGCCACATCAATCGGCACGTTGTCATACGCCATGATCTCCTCGTCCGTGAGCGGCCGTTTGGTTGTCTTTTTCACTTTACACCCTCCTCAAGATGTCCCTGCTTGGCGTAGCGCACGGCCATGGCGGCCTCCACGATGCCCTGTAAATCCTCCATGATGGCATCAAACTCGGGGCGCTCCGCCGAGTCAATCACATTGTCCTCTGCCATCTGCATGAGACGCCGGTCGGCGTGGCTGTCAGCAAAGGCATAGATCCGGTTGGTCAGTTTAGCCGACGCCTCCAGCACGGAGCACTGAGGCACCTCCGGTACTACCCGGCTGTACATGGCATTTCGCTCGCGCACATGCCGCACAATCAGATGTAAGGCATTGTACAGGTCCGACATTGTCTCCACTACCTCGTCAGGCGGTACCCGCTGGCCGGTCTCATAGGCCCGCAGGCTCTCCACGCTGATACCCAGCCGCTCCGCTGCCGCTTCCTGGGTAAAACCGGCAGACTTTCGACAGATTTTGTAGATATTCCGGTATTCCTCCGGCATGGTAATCACTCCTCCCTGGGGGTACAATATTGGCATGAGGTCAGACGGCCGCCTCGAAAAGCGCCGCCTCGGGAATCTGGTCCATCCGCCCATTCTGGCGGAGGATCAGGATGGTGGGCTCGTGGCCCCGGAGGGTCAGGCGCACCGCGTTCTTGGTGACTATCTCGGCGCACTGCACCTTGTCAATGTCATAATGGTTCTCAATCCAGCGGCCAATCTGCCGCTGCTCCGGTGTGCAAAACATAAGTAACTCCTTTCTCAGCTTGCGGCCCCGGTTCCGCCCCCAGGCGGCTCGGAGCCGTAGAGGGCGTCGATGCTGCATTGCAGGACGGCGGCCAGCCGGGGCAGCTTGTCGGCGCTTGGCAGCGCCGTCCCCTGCACCCATTTGGTGATGCAGGAAGGCGATACTCCCATGGCGTCGGCCAACTGGATGCGCTGGATGCCCCTCTGCTCCATCAACTCGCAGATCCTCACCCCTTCACCCCCTCTAAATTTGGTGTTGTTCGAGACTGTTTGATGTGGTATGATAGGCTTAACCCACGGTAAAATCTTGTGGAAGTTGGCTTGCGTTTTCCCTTATCGGCGCACTGTGCCTGCATTCCACGCCTAAGAGGGTGAAACCTTGAAGCCGTCAAGAGATGAACTACTAAAGCGCATCTATGAATGTGACCAACAGGACGGTACGCCTCTCCAGATTGCCTTTAAGGATGAGCAGACTGGAGGATTTATCCCCGAGCTTTCTACGCTTCGCGCGGATGTCGATTACCTGACGCAGCATGGATATATCTTTGAGCCCTTAAGTCTCGCCATGTGCTATAATCTGTCCCTCACCGAAAAGGGTGAGGAGTATGTGGAAAACAACTTCAGGCGGCCCACTCAGCAGTCCAGTAGCTTTGATTTTAGCGGCGCCACGATCACGAATGCCGTGATCGGCGGTAATGTATCGGGGAATGAGATCGCTTTTTCTAGCACCGCCGCCCTCGCCGAGCTTGAAGCCCTGATCCGCGAAAAACCCGCCGAGGATCAAGCCTTACTCCAGGAGCTGCTCGCTGTTTTGAGGGAGATTCAGCGCTCTGGCCAGCCGGTCGATAAAGGAATACTGGCCCGCTTCTACGAGGTTCTCAAAAAGAGTTCTGATCTTCTCCTTCCGATCGGCAAGTTCTTCACGGACATCTTCCTCCGGGCTGTCTGACTTCTCTAGTCCGGTTGCCTGTGCCCACAGTGAGACGGCGCAAAAGGCCAACTGCATCATGTCCAGGATTGCCTCCTGCTGCTCCTTAAGCTGCTTGATCTCTCTGTCTTTGACATCCAACATCCAGCACTTGTAGCATTTCATTGGTTATCCCCCCTTTCCGAATTGCCCCGGGCGTTGCCGCGCCCTCTGGTTTACTTGTAGTTAAATCATAAATCGCGTTTTGCGAATTGTCAATCGCAAAACGGTATTTTTGTCACTTTGCTTAATGCTACCTCTTAAAAAAGAATTTAGCTAATTTGTCCTGTAAGGAGGGGCTGGCGTGGAAACGTCTAACCGCATTTTTGAGTTAGCCGATAAAAAATACCCTGAACAACGGGATTTTGCGGCAGAAATAGGCGTTGCTCCAAGTGTAGTCAGCGCATGGCGCAACAAAAAATCTGAATCGTATATGAAGCGCCTCCCACAAATTGCAGAAATCCTAAATACAACCGTTGAATATCTGCTCACAGGCGAAAAAAAAGAGCCCGCCCCCACTCCGAAGAATGGGGACGAGCTGGACCGTGACACCATCATGGCGGCATTCATGGGTGGGGACATGGATATGAGCCCCGAGGAGAGAGACGCCCTGTGGGATGACGTGTACGAATACGCCAGATTCAAGGCCGAGCAGTGGAGGAAAAAGAAAGACCAGGAATGAATCTTTATGAGCTCTATGATTTTGCCGTGGATCAGGGGATTGATGTAGATTGGTACACCATGCCCTTCGCCAAGTCCTTCTCGATTTTCATTCCATCGCTTGACCGGCGTGCGATCGCGCTGGACCCGTGGAAATTCGAGACTGTAGCAGACGAGTTCACCACCCTGGGCCACGAGGTCGGTCATTGTATGACCTACAGCTTCTATAACCGCTGGGCGGCCTGCGATGTAAAGAAAAAGCATGAGAACCGGGCCGACAAGTGGGAAATCGAGCAGTTCCTTCCCCTGGACGCTCTGGAGGCCGCCGCGCACGAAGGCTGCACAGAGGTCTGGGATCTAGCCGAGCGTTTCGGTGTTACTGAGGATCTTGTCCGCAAGGCCATCTGCTGGTATAAGCATGGTAACCTTGCGGTGGATCAATACTTATGAATGTGTCCAACTTGGACACATTTACATTGGAGAAGAGGAGCGCAGATTATGGACTTTATCGATCAGTTAAAGCAATTTTCAAAGCGTGTCGAGAGCATGAAGGACTCCATTCAGACCGAAGAGGCTACGAAAACTGCGATCATTATGCCTTTTTTCTCCATGCTCGGCTATGACGTGTTCAATCCTCAAGAGTTCGTCCCTGAGTTTACCGCAGATGTTGGGATAAAGAAGGGTGAAAAAGTTGACTATGCAATCATCAGAGATGGTCAGCCTGTCATCCTCATTGAGTGCAAGTCCATTTCTGAAAATCTGGATCGGCATGACTCTCAGCTCTTCCGCTATTTTGGTACCACCACAGCAAAGTTTGCAATTCTCACCAACGGTATTATCTATCGCTTCTATACGGATCTGGACAGCCCAAACAAAATGGATGATGATCCCTTCCTGACAATCAATATTTTGGACGTTCGTGAGAACCAGGTTCCCGAACTCAAGAAATTTTCAAAGTCGGTCTTTGATATTGATTCTATTTTTAGTACAGCATCTGAGTTAAAGTACGTCCATGAATTTAAGCACGTCTTTACGGAACAACTGGATACCCCTGCGGATGACTTTATTCGCTTTTTCCTCCAAGGCTGCTACTCTGGCCCAAAAACACAAAATGTTATTGAAAAATTCCGTCCTGTCCTTCGGAAGGCCCTCAATGACCTCATCAGTGAGATGATGAATGATAAGATCAAAACTGCCCTGGGCGGCTCCGGTGGAAGTGTTTCCGTTATCGAGCAAAAGCCCGTTGACGATATTCCTTCTCCTTCTGAAGATTCCGTCGAGCAAGAGAAGCGAATCCCCAATATTGTTACAACGGAGGAGGAACTTGAGGCATTTTTCATTATTAAAAATTTGTTTGCAGACCTTGTGGACATCCATGAGATTACATATAAGGACACCGAGTCTTACATCAATATCCTGTATAAGGGCAATATTAGAAAATGGATTTGCCGTCTTCGCCTGACAGATAATCAAAAAACCTTGATTGTCCCGGACGAAAACAAAAAAGAACATAAATTTACACTATCTGATATTTATGAACTCAGAAATTATAAGGACACTCTGACCGAAGTACTGCAACGATATCTATAACGGCAAAGGGTCCGTATAAGCGTGTCCAATTTGGACACATTTTACCTTCCAGCCTGTGTTGACATCGTGCGCACATATGCTATACTATACACAAAGGAGATGATAGTATGGCAAACATCAACATCCGCATTGATGACAACCTGAAGAAGGATGCCGAGAACCTGTTTAATGACCTTGGCCTGAACATGACCACCGCCACCACCATGTTCCTCAAGCAGTGTCTGTACTGCCACGGCCTGCCCTTCGAGGTACGGATGGACCCCTTCTACTCCGCCACCAACCAGGCCCACCTGCGCCGGGCCATCGCCGATCTGGACGCTGGCAATGGCAAGGCCCACGAGCTGATCGAGGTGGAGGATGAATAAGCTGTGGCAGGATGAGGCGTGGGCAGATTATCTCTACTGGCAGCAACAGGACAAGAAACTGCTCAAGCGGATCAATCAACTGCTCAAGGATATCGACCGCAGTGGCTATGACGGCATCGGCAAGCCAGAGCCTTTAAAGGGCGACCTCTCCGGCTGGTGGAGCCGCCGTATTGATGACACCCACCGGTTGGTCTACCGCATACGGGACGGGCGCATTGAGATTGCCCAGTGCCGCACACATTACGGAGAATAGCAAAGAGCCGGGGCCACGGCCCCGGTCTCTTAAAACGCCAAAAATCGAACATTTGTATTATACCAAGGAGTAAACGCCATGAAAATCACCGTAATGCAGGTCAACAATGAACTCGCCAGCACCGGCGTCTCCGTCTACGTGGACGGGCAGCCCCTGGGCAGTATAGGGCCCGGCGGCAGCGTCTCTGCGTCTCTGGAGGCCCCTTCTTGCCTCGTTCGGGTGGAGTGCGGTGTCTACAGCCGGGAACTCATTTTGGGGCAGGACAGCGCCCTGCAAGTCTCCTGGGGCCTAAATCCGCCCGAGATGATTGTCAGCCATGCCAAAAAATAAGGGGGGCTACTCATGCGACGTGCAAACGGCACCGGCTCCATTGTAAAGCTCTCAGGCAACCGCCGGCGCCCCTATCTTGTGAAGATCTCCGCCAGGGATAAAGACGGCTATGTGCGCCAGGTGGCGCTGAGCTACCACGCCAAGCTCCAGGAAGCCCAGGAGGCGCTGGAGGAGTATAACCGCAAGGCTGCCGCCGGGCAGACCCCCAGTGCGGATATGCTCTCCTGGACCGTGGAACAGGTCTATACCGCCTGGTCGGAGCGGGAGTACCCCAGGAGCGGGAAATCCTCTGTTGCCTCCCACAAGGCATCCTGGAACCAGCGTGTCTCTCGCTACGCCGCCCGTAAAATGCGCAGCGTTACCCTGGACGAGTGGCAGGCCATCCTGGACGAGGGTGAGGACGAGGGCCGCTCCCAGTCCAGCATCAACAACGATGCAATTTTGATCCGCGCATTGCACGCCTACGCCATGAAACGTGATATTATCGGGAAAGATTACTCTCGTTATTTGGATATCCCCACCGTTGACATCAAGGTCAAAAAGGGGGCGCTCAATGATCTCCAGCTTGCCAAACTGGAGGAGCTGGCGCGGGCCGGTTTTCCCGGCGCATCAGAGGCCATGGTTCTGTGCTATACCGGCTTGCGCATCAGCGAGTTCTTGTCCCTTACCCCCTTCGCTTACCGCTCCGAGGATGGCGGCTACCTCCAGTGCGGCGTGAAAAGCGCGGCAGGCCGTGACCGGATTATCCCGATCCACCCCAAGATCTCCGCCTACGTGCAACAATGGCTGTCAGTGGAAAAAGGCATGTCCTCCGACCGTTACCGCATCTCGGTGTTTACCCCAGTGGTAGAGCAGCTCGGCATACCAGAGGCCACCCCGCATTGGTGCCGCCATACCTTCGCCACCCTTCTAAGCCGTGCCGGAGTGGACGAGATCAAGGTGAAGCTGCTCCTGGGGCATTCCCTCAAGGGAAATGTCACCGCCACCTACATTCATCCCACCCCCGCCGATCTCGCCAAAGAGGTGAAAAAGCTGGCCTGACAAAATCACCAGGAATCCGCCGTTAGTAACGTATTAGTAACGAGCTAGTATCAATTTCTGCCCGCACACCTAGAGCTTCAGTCACTCCAGAGCCGCACCTGGTTAAAATTTTCTTAAATCGCCGTTCTCTTAATACACCCTGCACCCCGTGGAAGGTCAAGGGAAATTTTTTTGTTTTCCATGTATATCCAAGCCCAGGCCTGTCCACAATAGGCTCGGAGGTGCTAAACAGCATGAAAAAACCATTCTTGAAACGAATGGGCGACTTTCTGGAGGGCAAGGGCTTCTACATAGTCCTGTTCCTCTGCGTCGCCGCAATAGGAATTTCGGGCTATTATCTCTTTTCCTCTCTCACCCCGGATGAGCCGGACGCCCCCGTGGCGGGCACCGCCCAGATCACCGTCACCCCCTCTCCCCGGCCCACGCCGGTGGACGCGGGCCTCATGAACCGCCCGGCGGCCACCCCTGCGCCGGAGCACACCGTCCCCGCGTCCCCGGCTGTACCGGCGGCCACGCCCTCGGCGATGCCGTCAGCCACGCCCCAGCCCACTCCACAGGCCGCCCCCACCGTCTTTACCTGGCCGGTACAGGGAGATATTCTGACGGACTACAGCCTGGAGGTGCTCTCCTACAATCCCACCATGGACGACTGGCGCACCCACGACGGTCTGGACATCGCCTCCGCCGCCGGTACTGAGGTCAAGGCGGCCGCCGCGGGGACGGTCACCGCCGTCCTCCAGGACGCCATGATGGGCACCACCGTTGTGGTGGAGCACGGCGGCGGACTGACCAGCACTTACTCCAACCTGGCCTCCGTACCCACGGTGGCGGTGGGCGACACGGTTGGCGCCGGCTCCGTGCTGGGCTCGGTGGGCGGCACCGCCATCGCCGAGAGCGCCCTGGCCAGCCATCTGCACTTCAGCATGTCGCTGGACGGCTCCACTGTTGACCCCCTGGAATACCTGCCCAACTAA